TACACATTGAAAAGCCTTGATATTTCAGGAGTTTTCACAGAACAGATGTGTGAAAGGATGTGTGCTACATAGTGACTGATAAGGAACTTTCCCAGCGGGCTAAAGAATATTTTGCCCAAATCCGAAAAACTGACCGACTGATCCAGCGGTTGACAGATACAGTGAATACCCTTCGATCCGGGTTGACCAGTCAAAGCTATGAACTGAAGCCTGACAAGGTTCAGACTTCCGGGCCAAAAGACACTTTAGGGGAAACCATTGCAAAAATCATGTCCCTTGAAGATGATATTAACACCCGGATTGATGAACTTGTGACCATGAAGAAGGAAGCCTTCAGCATGATCAGCAAAGTTCCTGACCTTGACCAGCAAAATGTTCTTGTAGGCCGGTATATCCAACTGAAAAAGTGGGAAGATTTAGCCGCTGAATTTGAGTACACCACCCAATGGCTTTTTGAAATTCACGGGAAGGCTTTACTTGCTTTTGCCAAGGAAAATGCCGATTTCTTGAAAGAACCGAGTAAAGTTTAGTTTCACCTGTTGAAAGTTTAGTGTTTTTTCGGCTATCATATAAAGTGAAAAAGCGTCCGAGGGGGAACCTTCGGCGCTTTTCTTTTGATTTCAAAGGGGGTGAATACCTTGACCAAGAAGCAAAAGCGGTTTGTTGAAGAATATCTGATTGACCTGAATGCAACGCAAGCGGCAATTCGGGCCGGGTATTCACCTGATACCGCACAACAGATGGGTTCTGAAAACCTGTCAAAACCTGTGATTAAAAATGCTATTGACAAGGCTATTGCAGAGCGGAGCCGCCGAACCGGTATCAATCAAGATCGGGTGATTCAGGAAATCGCAAAATTGGCGTTTCTGAACCCCATTGATGTAATTGACATGGATGAAGCCACCATCAAAGGTGAAGCCAACCGGGATGATACCGCCTGTATTGCTTCTGTCAAAGTGAAGGTGATTCCCGGTGAAGATGGGAATATCACTGAACGAGAGGTTAAGACCTACGACAAGTTGAAGGCCCTTGAATTGTTGGGCAAACATCTTGGAATGTTTACCGACAAACTGAAAATGGAAGGGAATGTTCCCGTGGTTATCATGGGGGATGATCAACTTGAAGATTAACCCCAAGGCCAAGGTGATCCGCCTTCCTGAAGTGGTGGGCAAAGGGTACAAGACCTTTTGGAACTTCAAAGGCCGCTACCGGGTTTGTAAGGGGAGCCGTGCAAGCAAGAAATCCAAAACCACGGCCCTGAACATCATCAAGCGGATGATGCAATACCCGGAAGCTAATACCCTTGTGGTTCGCAAAGTATTCAGAACCTTAAAGGATAGCTGTTTCACAGAATTGAAGTGGGCAATCAACCGGCTTGGGGTTCAGGCTTATTGGGAAATCAAGGAAAGCCCCCTTGAAATGACCTATGTTCCCACCGGTCAGAAGATTTACTTCCGGGGCCTTGATGATCCCCTGAAGGTTACTTCCATTACGGTTGAAATTGGGTATTTGTGCTGGTGCTGGATTGAAGAAGCCTATGAAATCACCAATGAAGATGATTTCAATATGCTTGATGAAAGTATCCGTGGCGCTATCCCGGAAGAAACCGGCCTGTTCAAGCAAATTACCCTAACCTTCAACCCGTGGAATGAAAAACACTGGATCAGAAAGCGGTTCTTTGGAGAGATTACCGGCAAGGATGCCCAAGGGAACCCCACATACCGTTTCCATGATAGCTGGACTTCCCCGGATGGGCAGATTTACGCCACCACCACCAATTACCTGTGTAATGAATGGCTGGATGAAGCTGACCTGAAGGTTTTTCAGACCATGAAGGAAACCAACCCCCGGCGCTATAAAGTGGCTGGCCTTGGTGGTTGGGGCATTGTGGATGGCCTGATTTATGAGAACTGGCGGGAAGAACTGTTCAACCCGGCTGAAATCAGCGCCAAGGATGGCGTGAAATCTGCCTTCGGCCTTGATTTTGGCTATACCAATGACCCCACGGCGCTTTTCTGTGGGCTGGTGAGTACAGCAGAAAAAACCATTTGGGTTTTCGATGAACTGTATAAAAAGGCCCTGACCAACCGGGCCATTTGCGAACAAGTCACAGTGATGGGCTATGCCAAGGAACGGATTAAGGCCGATTGTGCAGAACCCAAGAGCATTGACGAATTGCGGGAAGCTGGCCTTCAGCGTATCAGAGCCGCCCGGAAGGGCAAGGACAGCGTGAACAATGGCATTCAGTACATTCAGGATTACACCATCATCATTCATCCCCGGTGTGTGAACTTCATTACTGAAATTTCAAATTACACTTGGGCTGAAGATAAGTTTGGGGCCAAGATCAATACCCCCATTGATGATTTCAACCACCTGATGGACGCTATGCGTTATGCGCTGGAAGATATGCTGGTTGGCCCCGCCTTCAGCTTCGACTAATAACAGGATAGTAACAAACATCCTCGGAAACACACGGTTTCTGGTGTTCGGTGTTCATTGCCCAATAGAAAGGAACCGCCCATGTTTGAACAACAGCACATTTTGAAGAAAATTGAACAGTGGGCGGATCGGCTTCCCTACCAGTCTTTGAAGATTGAAGTGGAACTTTCAAACCAAACGCTGACCTTGGAGAAAACCAGACAGCGCCCCATTGGATTTCAGCCCCCCCCCCCAAGAGAGAAAGGATGGTGATTGAATATGCCTTTGTTTACTGATACTGAAACGGCCCGGATCAATCGCCTGATCCTGATGGGCGGCAATACCGGCATGACTGAACTTCAGTTTTTCGCCGCTGAAATTGATGAATGGAAGCGGAGCCGCAAGCGGAAAGAACAGATTACCGGGGATGCCTACTATGAAGGTTTCCATGACATTCTGACCCGCAAGCGCACAATCATTGGCGAGGATGGCAAACTTCAGGAAGTTGACAACCTTCCCAACAATCGGCTGGTGGATAACCAGTTTGCTTTGATGGTGGATCAGAAAACCAACTATCTTGTGGGCAAGCCCTTTTCCCTGACTTGTAGAAACAAGACCTACTCCGAATTTCTGAACAAGGTTTTTGATAAGCGGTTCAAGCGGCTTCTGAAGTATGTGTGTGAAGATGCCCTGAAAGGCGGGATCGGCTGGTTGTACCCCTACTATGGGGATGATGGCAAACTTGCCTTCAAGCCCTTCCCGGCCCATGAAATTCTTCCGTTTTGGGCTGACGATGATCATACCATCCTTGATTGTGCTGTCCGCCTTTACCCGCAAGAGGTTTGGAGCGGCTACACCAAGGAAATTGTGGAGCGGGTGGAAATCTTCAAATCAGATGGCCTTTACCGCTATGTGTATGATGGAACCACCCTGACCCCGGATGAACAGTTGGGGGAACATGAAAACTATTTCAGTGTTGACGATGGGGAAGAAACGGTTGAACTGAATTGGGAGCGGATTCCCCTGATCCCGTTCAAGTACAATAAGCAGGAAATCCCCCTGATTCGCCGTGTGAAAACCCTTCAGGACGGTATCAACACTATGATTTCCGACTTTGAAAACAATATGCAAGAGGACGCACGGAACACCATTCTGATCCTGAAGAACTATGATGGTGAAAACCTTGGGGAGTTCCGCCGCAACCTTGCAACCTTCGGAGCCGTGAAAGTTCGGGATGATGGCGGGGTGGAAACCCTGACCGTTGAAATTAACGCTGAAAACTTCAATTCCATTCTGAAACTGTTCAAGGATAAACTGATTGAAAACGCCCGTGGCTATAATGCCAAGGATGATCGCATGGGTAACAACCCCAATCAGATGAACATTCAATCCATGTATTCTGACATTGACCTTGACGCAAACGGGATGGAAACCGAGTTCCAAGCGGCCTTTGATGATCTTCTGTGGTTTATCAATCAGGATTTTGCCAACACTGGCCGGGGTGACTTCGAGGAAGAAGAAACTACCATTGTTTTCAACCGGGATATGCCGGTGAATGAAAGTGAAGCCATTGAAAACTGTGGGAAGTCCGTTGGTATTCTGTCCAATGAAACCATTGTGGCCCAGCACCCGTGGACAACGGATGTGGAATTGGAGTTGGAGCGGATCAGGAAGGAAAAGGAAGAAGCAATGGAACAGGCGCAGGATTACACCGGCGCTTTTGGGAATGTTCAGAAAGAAGATCCTGATGGTGATGAAGGCGGGGACGAATAATCCCCGCCTTCCCTATATGCCGGGGCAATAATGGGGCGGGGCCGGGGTTCACCTCCTTACCCGGTCAAAGGTGCAATTCCTTTCCCCGGCACTTTCTATGGCGTGTTAGTCAAGCGGTTAAGACACCGGCCCTTCAAGCCGGGAACACGGGTTCGACCCCCGTACACGCTACCACTTGCCGGGTTGGTGGAATGGCAGACACAGCGGATTCAAAATCCGCCGCCTTTGGCGTATGGGTTCAAGTCCCATACCCGGCACCATCTGGGAACGCTAAATAGTTGTTATGGGTTTTAGCACGGGCATGAGTTGCGGAGTGGTTATAGTGCCTGATCATTCAAGAAGGGAGCGTGACCCCGTGAAAAATGCTGACTATTGGCGGGGCCGGTTCGCCATTCTTGAAAATTCGGCCCACAAACAAGCGGATGAATACCTTCAGACACTTGAAGATATTTACCGGGAAACTGAACACACTGTTCAGCGGGATATTGAAAGCTGGTATCAGCGATTTGCAACCAATAACAATGTGACTTTGGCGGAAGCCCGGAAAATGCTGACCACCGGACAGCTTGAAGAATTCAAGTGGACGGCGGAACAGTATGTGAAAGCCGCACAGCAAGCCAACCTTTCCCCGGAATGGATTAAGAAGTTGGAAAACGCTTCAACCCGTTTCCATGTCAGCCGCCTTGAAGCAATCCAACTGCAAATTCAACAGCAGATTGAACTTCTGTATGGCAATCAGGTTGATGGGGTGGATGATCTTCTGAAGAAGCTGGTTTCCAATGGGTACACCCACGGGGCCTTTGAAATCCAAAAGGGCATTGGCCTTGGATGGGATTTCACCGCTTTGAACCAGAAGAAACTTGAAACCTTACTTTCAAAACCGTGGACAACGGACGGACGGACTTTTCGGGATCGCTGTTGGGTGAACAAGGCTGATTTGGTGGACACCGTAAACAAAGAACTGCTTCAAGGTATGTTGCGGGGTGATCCACCGGCCAAGACTATCACCGCCATTCAAAAGAAGTTCGGAACAGCCCGTTATAAGGCAAGGCGGCTGGTGCATACGGAAACCACCTATTTCAACGCTGTTTCCAAAATCCAGATGTATAAAGATTTGGGTGTGGATCAGATTGAAATTGTGGAAACGCTGGATTCCCGCACCTGTGCGGTATGTCAGCCCCTTGATGGAACGGTGATCCCGCTGGCCCAATATGAGCCGGGGGTGACTGTTCCGCCCTTCCACCCAAATTGCCGGGGAACCACTTGCCCCCATTATGACGATATGGACGGCGAAAGAGCCGCCCGCACCGCTGATGGAAAGGTGTACTATGTCCCGGCCAACATGAAATATACCGATTGGAAGAAGGCTTTTGTGGATGGTGTGAAGGATGGTTTGACGGTTGCCACCGTGGGCGCTATAATGAAGGCGAAAAGGGAATTGGAGCCGCTGAAGGCTGAAATGTTCCCTGAATACCTGACTGACAAGAAGGAACGGAAGAACACCCAAGCCCTGATTGATTATGTGAATGCGTGTGAAAACGCTGATCCTGATGTGGTTGCCCTTTATTCCAAAATGGGGGCTATGGAAAACATCAGGGCCAACGGTATTCCCATGAAGGTTTCCCACGGGAAAGGCTATGCGGTTAATTATCGCTATTATACCCGGAATGATCAGCTTGCGGATGTTGAATTGATTATTCCCAAGCTGGCAGGGGATGATCTTACCGGCCAAGTGGTTACGACCTTGCATGAGGAAATGCACCTGATGGATATGTTCAACCGGTCAGACCCGGCAAAGTATTCAGGTTGGTTCAGTTCCAGCCATGCCAAGTTAAGTTCCTTTTTCCAGAAAACCAACACTGATATTGCGGATGATATTGATTCCCTTTTTGAAGCCTTCGATAAGGAATGCAAGCGTATTACGGCGGAAATCAATGCTGAATTGAGAACCGCCACTTCCACCTTGACGGATCAATACTATGCAAGAACCATTTCTTATTCCGACTACAAAAAAGCCTTCAATAAGCTAAAGCGTGAAGCAAGTGAACAAATTGATTATCAATGCCGAAACGCTATGGGCGGCGGTATCAGTTCCCTTGAAGATATTTACGATGCCCTTTCCGGTGGTTCGGCCCGTGATGCTGGCCTTGTGCGATATGGTCACGGTTCCAAATATTACCGGGATATTGGGAAACGAGCGGAAGAAACCCTTGCCAATTATGGCGCTTTGTCGGTTGTCCGTCCTGACCTGATAGAAATGCTTCGTAAGGATAAACCGGAGTTGGTAGAAGCCTTGGAAGAAGTTATTCAGGATATGTTAAAGAAAGCGGGTGGTTAATATGACACGGGAAGAAAAGCTGATGAAGGTTCATGCGCTGTTGGCTGAAGTTTCTGATGTTCTGGTTGACCGCTTCTTTGATGCGGACAGTGAAGAACTTCTTGATGAAAAAATTGAAGTTCTTACTGCTTTGAAGGATGGGAAACCGCCTGACCAAATCCCCAATTATTATTCTGTTCTTGAAAACTTCAGCCCGGATCAGCATTGGGACTGATCCACAATATTGTTGATTGACCCACCCCGGCCTTCGGGCCGGTGGTGGTTTTTTCATACCTATTCGCCGTTTCCCGGTTGTGGGCGGAAAACAGAGCCGGGGGAAATCGTGGTTCCTGACCCACGGTAAAAAAGGATTTTATGATGGAGGTATCACACTATGACGAAAGAAAAGCTGATGGAGTGGGGCTTGACCGAGGAACAGGCCAACAAGGTTATGGAAGGGCTGAATGGTTCCTTTGTAACCAAGAGCCGGTTCAATGAGGTGAACGAGGAAAACAAGACCCTGAAAGCCCAAGTTTCTGAACGGGATGGGCAGATTGAAACCCTGAAGAAATCCGCTGGTGATAACACGGAACTTCAGAACCAGATCACCGCCCTTCAGGAAGCGAACAAGCAGAAGGACAAGGATCACGCCAATGAAATCAAGGCCCTGAAGATCAGCAATGCCGTTGATGTGGCCCTGACCAATGCCAAGGCCAAAAACAACACCGCTGTAAAGGCGCTGTTGGCCGCATTCTTGGAGAAGGCGGAACTGGCCGATGATGGCACGGTGAAAGGGCTGGATGATGAAATTGGCAAGCTGACCAAGGGTGAGGACACGGCTTTTCTGTTCGACACCAGCGGCAAGGCCAAGTTTAAGGGAGCCAAAGCCGCTGAAAAGAGTGATCCCCACAATCAGCCCACCGGGGATGACCTTTCCAAAATGTCCTATGACGAACTGTGCAAGTACATGGAGGAAAACCCGGATGCGGTTTTGGAGTAACCCACACAATTTGACTACACAGAAAGGAAGTTTGAACGATGGCTAACAGCAAGTTTGATGCAAAGTCTTTCAACCCTGAAGCGTTTAAGTACATGGTTGGCCGTGTGCCTAACCTGACCCTGAACGCCCTGAAGAAGTCCCGTGCGCTGGCCGGGAACCCTGATATTCGGGCGGTGTTCACCAGTCAGAATGGCACCGGCTATGCCCGTCTTGCCATGCGTGGCCTTCTGGATGGGGATGCGGTGAACTATGACGGTGAAACCGACATTACCGCCACTTCCACCAAGACCTTTGAACAGGGCATGGTGGTTGTTGGCCGTGCCAAGGCATGGACTGAAAAGGACTTCAGCTATGACATTACGGGCGGCGTGGACTTCATGGGCAATGTGTCCGCACAGGTTGCGGAGTACAAGGATACCTTGGATCAGAAAACCCTTCTTTCCATCCTGAAGGGTGTTTTTGCCATGCCCACCACCGATGCCAAGAACAAGGAGTTTGTGGAGAAGCACAGCACCACGATTTATGCCCCTATGAGCGCCACCACCCTGAACAGCGCCGTGAACAAGGCTTGTGGAGCCAATAAGCAGAAGTTTTCTTTGGTGTTCATGCACAGTGATGTTGCCACCAACCTTGAAAACATGAAGCTGTTGGAGTTCATGAAACAGACGGACGGGGACGGC